TAGATAAATCTTTAGGAAGGAGTTGGTTCGTTGGCTGATAATTTTGTAAATTCTTCACTGGACGTTGTAGATACTAATTTAAATGCTATTTATACGGTTCCAACAGCTTCTCCTGGGGTAACAGGCACTTCTCCTGTTTTTCCTACCACAACGCTTGTTAAATCTATATTAGTGGCTAGTGATTCAGCAAATACTACACTAGTAGATATAAAATATTTAGATTCTAGTGCTACTTCTACGTTTGTTTTATTTAATCAAAAAAGTGTAGCGGCTAATACTACAGTAGAATTGTTAGAACAGCCTTTAGTTTTAGAAGAAAGTGATATATTATACCTACAAGCAAATGCTGCTAATCAAGTTCATGTTACAGTATCCGCTTTAGAAATTACAAAAGGAGATCTGTAATCGATCTACATTCTTTATTTATCACCCCAGTTTTTTCAATAAATTTAGCAGGGTATGAAGATCTTATAAAAGAGATTAAATCTTTGCAACAAAGAGAGCCTCAAACTATTGAAGGAAAAAGCACAAAAGGAGGGTGGCATAGTCATGATTATCTTCACGAAGATAAAAAATTTAGTACATTAAAATCAGAAATTGTTAATTTATCACAAGAAGCAATGAATCATTTATCAATTGAAGATTATATGATTCCATCTATGACAGGCATGTGGGCCGTGGTCAATGGTCCAGGAAGTAGTAATCGTCTTCACAATCACCCTTATAATTACCTCTCAGGCGTTTTTTATTTACAAGTGCCCCCTGATAGCGGTTCTCTTGTTTTTCATGATCCTAGACCCCAATCTGAGATATTATCACCCCCAAAAAAGAAAGATGAAAGTATACATACAAGTCACCGTGTTTCATGGAATCCTAAACAAAATGATTTACTTTTTTTTCCTTCATGGTTAAATCATGAAGTAGAAAAAAATAATTCTAATGAAGAAAGAATTATATTAAGTTTTAATTTAGAATTAAAAAGGAGAATGAATGCCTAAAATTATAGAAGAAGCCAAACAACTAGGAACAGTTAAATTAGATAATGGTAGAGAAATACCAAAAATGAGTTGTCGATCAGAAACTACTATTACTAATGTACGCACAGGATATGAATATTCTTCTGAAGACGAAGTTCAGAAAGATATTAACAACAATGAAACAGAAACTAAGGAAGAAGATATACGAAGAGATGTTAAAATTTTTGCCCCTAGATTGCAAGATATGATTGCACCTGCTAAAAAATCCTAAGCACTACAAGCTTCACATTCTATTTCCGAATTATTACCATTTAACATTACTTGTTCTTCAGAAGTATTATGACAACCACACCCTTTTAAATGTTCAGATAATACTTTCTCTAATTTTTGTTTTTCTCTTTCTACTACTAATAAACGTTCATGATAGCGACTCACCTTATCAGCAAGGGTAGCTATAGCCTTCAATACTTCTTGATTTTCCATAATTTCTCCTGATTTACAATTTTTGGGTGAGATCTAATTTAAACATGTGTGTAGAATATATCAAGTAATCTTTTTAAAATTGTTTTCTTGACATATAAAATATGCTATGAAAGAGACAGAAAAAAGAATGATTAATTTAGAACAATTCATTGTTAAAAAAAAATTACTTTCTAAGGAAGGATGTAATTTTTTAATAGATACTTTTCAAGATCCAAAACACCAACTTTATCTTGAAGAATGCGAAAACGCTTTTACAGGGGTAAGTCAAGCCTCAACATTTTTAGCAAAAACTCTTAAAGAGGAAAGTGAAGCTTTTTATTTAGTTCATGAAACAGTTAAACAAATGGTGCATCTTTTTCATGAACATATGGATTCTTTTAAAATGTTTCATGTTAAAAGAAACGAAAGCTTAGTTTATCCTCACAAATACAGATTATTAAAATATGATGTAGGATGTCAAATACATCCACACATTGATCACGACCCAGGCACTTACGGAAGTTGCACAATAAATTTAAATGATAATTATGAGGGTGGTGAGTTTGGTTTTTGGGGAAATAAGAAAAAAATAAAATTAAAACAAGGAGAGGCTTTAATTTTTCCTGCAGATTATTATTGGGTGCATGAAGTAAACAAAGTGACAAGTGGGACAAGATATTCAACAAATTGTTTTCTTATGAATCACGTAGGAGAATATAAAGAAAAATATAATTATTTATGATAAAATCAGAAACAACCGTGTTTGGAAGAGTGGTAAAAAAATATGAAATGCCATTAGATTCTATTAAAGATATTAATCATAGATATGAAAAAGAAAAAGAAAAATTAAATTCTTTTGGTCATAGACTTGCGGGGAGATTAGATTCAGAATTAGATATTACAGCTATGTTAGGGGAAACAAAAATAGCACAAGATATTGTTGATTGTATGAGTGATTATATTGATACGCTTCTTGAATTACGTCTTTTTGCTGAAAAAAAACCCCTTGAAATTATAAGTTGTTGGATAAATGATATGAAAGAAAATGAATATAATCCTCCACACACTCATCATGATGGCACTGGTTGGTCTACTGTTTTATTTTTAAAAGTTCCCGAATTTATTAATGATGCAAAAGATCCACATAAATTTCATGATGGACAATTAGGTTTTATTGGCACAGATGGTGAATCTTGTACTTGGATGGATCCTAAAGTAGGGGATTTTTATATTTTTCCAGCATGTCACCAACACTGTGTAATGCCTTTTAAAACTAAAAATAAAGGAGATGTACGAAGATCAATGTCTTTCAATTTTATTGAAAAAATAGAAAGTTAAATGTTTAATAAAAAAATTACTTTTTGCGCTATAGATAGAGACATGGTTGACGTATGGCCACATCCTCAACCTTCCTCAAGAGTTATTCCTGAAGAATATAAAAATTTAAAAAGACACAGTAAAAATAATTTACATGAACCAACAGTTAAAACTTGCATTCCATTTTTAGATTCTATGTCAATGGGCTATATGTTATTTTTTGATCAAGATTATGTAGTTGATCCAGTAGAAAATGATTTTAGTGTTACTCCTGCAAACAGAGAACAAGACGATTTTGGATTTCATAAGCGAGCACAATTACCAAAAGAATGGCATAAAACAACAGGAGAAAACGCAGGAAAATTTATAAATAAATGGTTAATAAAAACCCCTCCTGGTTACAGTTGTTTGTTTATACATCCCATGAACAGGTTAGAAGAAAGATGGAAAATTATTGAAGGAGTTGTAGACACAGACAATTATGTAAACATAATTAATTTTCCTTTTATTTTAAAAAAAAGAAATGAACAGTTTTTAATTAAAAAGGGAGAACCTCTTGTACAAGTAATTCCTTTTAAAAGAGAACCTTGGAAAATGTGGTCAGGTTTTTATATAGAAAAATTACATGCAAAAACTCTTAATTTTTTAAATAGTGAATGGGTTGATAGATATAAAAAAATGTTTTGGAATAAAAAAAGTTTTAAATGAAAAATTTAAAAGATTATATAAAAATATACGATGATGTTTTAGCTCATAGGATTTGTAAACAAATAGTTGAGAGTGCAGATGAATCAAAATTTACAAAATCAACAGTGCGACAAGACGAAAACAGCACAGCAAACTCAGGAGGAGTTATAAAAGAAGATAGAAATTGTTACAATAAATGGTTGGATAAACAATTTGAAAATGATGTTTTTAATTCTGTTGGTAAAATTTTAAATTTATATCAAAATGATATCGGCACTTTTGCAGACGGTGCAGAGGGTAAAGATACGGGATATGATCACTTATTATATAAAGGTAGTGAAAAAGGAAAATATACAACTCATGTTGATTATTTTTCACAAGCACCAAGATTACTTAGTATTTCTATATTGTTAAATGATAATTTTGACGGAGGTAATTTTTGTTTTTTTGATGAGTATGTTATTGAAAAAAAAGTAGGAAGTGCAATTGCATTTCCAAGTAATTTTATGTTTCCTCATGCTGTATTACCTGTATCAAACGGAGATAGACACTCAGTAATAACATGGATTCGTTAGAAAAAAATAAATATAAGTATGTAAAAAACATACTTTCACCTGACATGGTAAGATTTCTTTCATCTTGGAGTTTAATGAACTTTCAGAAGACTGATCAGGATGGCTTCATAGGTGATCCAGATGTTCCTTTATCATCTTCACTACATTCTAAAAACTCAGAAATATATCAACATCTTCTTCATTTTCTTTTACCAATGATGCAACAAGAAACAAACTTAGAATTACAACCAACATTTTGTTATAATAGAATTTATATGGGGGGATCATCTCTTAAAAAACATACAGATAGACCTTCTTGTGAAATAAGTGCATCAATAACTTTAAAATATTTTTATGAAAATAAAAATTATAAATGGCCTTTATGTATGGGGGATATGCCTGTTGTAATTAAATCAGGAGATGGTGTTATTTATAAAGGTTGTGAAATACCTCATTGGAGGCCTGTTTTTAATCAACCAAAAAAATATTGGCATCATCAATTATTTATTCATTATGTAAATAAAAATGGTCCTTATAAAAGTTTAATAGAAGAAAAAACAAAAAAAGAATTAGATAAAAATATAAATGAAGGATTAAAGTTTAAAACTTAATAATCTCTCCAAGTTTTACCATTAGTGCTCCATGTAGAAGGATCTGGATGTTCTGGATTATCATTAGCTATATCATTGGCTAGAGCAGCGTCATAAGCTGCAATTGAAGCTTCTATTTCGCCTTTTCTAGTTTCTGCCCATGTAAGTAAAGCAGCAACGGTTGTTGATCCAACAGCATCACTTGTAGCATTTAAATTTGTGTTGCCAGTCATATTTCCTGTAGATGGATCTTTACTTTGAATTTCATTTTGTCCTGGAAGATTGTTCCATAATACACAATGAACAGTATTAGGGATAGCTGGCATAGCAGCACCTTTATCAGCCCAATCAATTCTAAAACTATTATCTATTTGAATACTGTCTCCATTTAATATTACAATTTGTGTTGCCATAAATATCTCCTAGTGCTTTATAATATAGTTAACCACCACAAATGGTGAAAATGAATTTGTTCCTGCTGCTGTTACAGTTCCTGTTAAACTTGTGCTTACAGTTACTGCTCCAGTTAAAGTTCCTGATAAAGTATGTGAGTGATTATGTCCAGTTCCTGATCCAGCGTCATCAGTGTTACCTGAACCTACTGGTCCACTTGTTTGACCAGTAACAGGCGTTGGAGATCTGTTTGGTTGGTTAGAATTTGATTTAGTTAAAGAGTGACCGTGAGCAGCAAGTTGAGCAGTAGTTAAAGAAGTATTATCAATACTTCCAGTAACCGTTACAGATTGAGTATTAGTCACTGTGCTAGTAGCTGCTTGGTTGTTAGTAAGTGCTACCGTAACAGTATTAGCACCGCCAGTTCCTGCTAAAGCATAAGTACTACCATCATAACCTTGTGGCATTTTACCTTGTAGATCTGGAACATTAAAAGTTGTAGAACCATTTCCTGCTCCATAAGTTGTAGAAATTACAGCAAATAAATCTGCATAATCAGTTCTTGAAATTGCCGCACCATCACACAATACATAACCTGCGGGAGCTGTTGCTTTACCCCAAGGCTTAATTGCACCTACTTCACTTCTGTTTACTATATCTTGTAAGTTAGCCATTAGTCGTTATATTTCAACCTCCACCCATTTGTTGAATCGTAATATACCAGAGCTATACCAGCATTGTTAGTGCTAATTGTTAGATCTGATGCTGCACCCTGAATTTTTTCAGAGTTACGACCAACTGTAATGTTATAAGTAGCGGCACTACCTGTGCCATCTATAATTTTAACCTGGTTTCCTATTGAAGGAGAAGCAGGAAGAGTAATTGTAACTGCCGCTGCAGAACAATCAACAAAAATATTATCTCCGTCTGAAGCTGTGTAAGGAGAATCGGTATTATCTTTTTCAATCCATGCTTCACCTAAACCAGCAAGAGAAAAAATATCATACCAGTTTGTACCGTCAGTAGCCACCATTCGATATTTTCCGTTAGTAATAGTAACTGTATTACCTGTTGCACCCAGTCTTGCAGAAATATCTGCGCCACCAGAAATGTTATTATAAATTCCGTATGTTTTTTGTGTAGCAGGAAATTGAACTGTATGAGTTGTAGAAACTGTTCCACTAAATATTAATTGACTATTTCTAGCTTGGTTGTTTGCTTGAGTTTGAGGACCATCTCCGTTTGTTAGAGTGGTTGACGTTCCAGTTGTAATTGCTGGTACAGCATAAACACCAGCGATAGCAAATTCAAAAACCTGAGAAAAATTGTTATTAGTGATTGTACCCCAAGTACCAGAATTAGCACCTGTAACTTGCAGTTCTGTTCTTAGACCAGTTGAATATGTTGACATTTAATCTCCTAATAAAGTTTTATTGAATAATATAAAGTTTGTCAAAACTTTTATGCAGCCTTGTGAACTTCTGTCCAACTCATAGAACTGTTAGAATCATCGACTACAGACCAAAAGATCCCGCCTAATGTTCCTGTACCAATTGTAGCAGAAACTCCAGTTAATGTAAAGCTTACATCTATTTGAATATTTACTGATCCTGTTGATGTAGTGGCTTCCTCACTAGGAGCCAAATAAGTAGTTTCTTGCGTTACATCTCCTTCACTAGCAGTAGCACTAACCCCTGTAACAAAAATAGAGGTTAATACATCACCTACAGATGAAGTAGCTACTTGACCTGGTGGTTCTACTGTTGGAGAAATTGAAATATCTACGGCTCCCGTAGTTGCATCTAATTCAGGTTCAGAAGCTGCTACAACAGTTATTGTTGCATCAGCAGTTATTGAATAACTTCCAATAGAACTTTCTAATTTATAAGCTGCTTCTGAAACATCAATAGTTATAATTTGATCGGTAGTTACAGTA